GTTTACGCTTGTTTTACCGATTCCTCGACTAAATATGCTATCAAGTGTAGATGGAGCCATATCGATAGAAAACGCAAATTCTCGGAGACTACTATACTTTTGTAATATATACTCTTTTAATTTTTCCTCTAAATTCATTATTAACACCTCCTTCATAATTGATAAGCTGATTATAATATAAAAAATCCGATATATCAAGCACAACGTCCGATATATCGTAAATAATTTTTGAATTTTCATTAAAATATATTTATTTTTTCGACAAAATATTATTGAATTTTCAACATAGTTTTAACAAAATAGGAGCATACAATCGTAATTAACCGAATGAATTTTTTAAAAAATAAAATTTAGGTATTGACATTCACGAAATATCGGTTAAAATAATAAATGTGTTCACGATATATCGGATACAATATACGATATATTGTGAAAGTAATCACACAATATATAGAAAGGAGGCGGATATATGTATCCGAATTTACGCGCCGAAATGGCAAGAAACAAAATCACACAAGGAGATTTAAGCGAGGCTTTAGGTTGGGCGTCGTCTACTACGTCCTTAAAGATTAACGGTAAGACTCCGATCACTTTAGACGAGGCTAAGATTATTAAAGCACTCGTAAAGACGGATTTACCTATTGAGGAGTTATTCGAGGAGGAGGCGGTTTAATGGTTTATCACGTTCTAAAGGACGGATCGGTCGTTAAGGATATAACCGGATATATCGTTAAGGTAAAAGACGCGGAGGCGTTATATAACCTTATGGGAAAGATTAGTCAACGAGCTAAACCAAAGAGCAAGCCTAAAAGCGCATAGGAGAAGTACATATGATAAGAAAAATAGGAGGTTATATAGCCGGGTTTTTAATTGTAGTCGGTATTTTCGTTATAATGGGTACCGCCGGCGCGTCTGATAACGAGGCGATCGGTTTAACTCAAATGATGATACAAAGTGGTATAGGATTGGTAATGGTACTTATAGGGTACTTATTAGCGGTAAAGATTGGAGGTATAGAGGATCTTGATTAAAGAAAACGATAAAGTATTAGTCGATAGTAACGTCGTACCAGGTAAAGAGATTATCGTCGGAGTTGTTAGGTCGGTTTATGAAACCGAGGACGTTAATATACTTGTGGTCGAGTTAGAGGAGGATAAGACTCTTATTAAATGCTTAGAGACAAGCGTTACAGTATTACCTAATAACGACGTCCCGGACGTAATTACTATAAGTAAGGACGAATTTAGACAAGCGGTTTTATCTGTTACGGATTTATCGTCTTTCGAGTGTTTAGGAGTTTTAGAGGGAGCGGTTATAAGTGTAGCCGGTACGCTCGTATGTGATCGACTCGAAAAAGAGCTATTTAGGGTAAAGGCGGACAATGATTAAGTTATACAGACACCAGGAAATCGCGCTCTCGTATATGAGGAGTAATAACTTTTTCGCCTTGTATATGGAAATGGGTACGGGTAAGACTTTAGTCTCTTTAATGAGGATATTAGACTTACTTAAATCCGGTAAGATAATTAACGCCTTAGTCGTAGCTCCTAAATCGGCTCTCGGCGCCTGGGATCGAGATATAGAGTTATTTGACGAATTAGATCGGGAGATACTAAGAGAGTCTATAACGTGTATCAATTACGATAAGGTATGGAGAGGCGAGGATAAGAGTCCATATAATAAAAAATACGGTTGTATAGTTTTGGACGAGGCTCATAACATAAAAAACCGGACAAGTCAACGCTCTAAGTTTTTACTTAAAATAGCGAGCCTAGCGGACTATAAATACATATTAACCGGTACTCCGATAAGTAACGGGCAATTAGAAAATATATGGTCCTTATATTGTTTCCTGGATCCATACATAGAAAAAGGTAGAGTATACTCGAGGATCTTTAAATCATATATGGAGGAGAACGCCTCCGGAGAGTATAGAGGCTCTTATATGGAATTTCAAGATAGATATTGTATCCTCAATATGTATCATAAGCCTACTAGCTATATTAACGTTAAGGAACTACAAAAGATAATTAACGAGTATAGTTATAGGGTTAAAAAATCCGAGTGTTTGGATTTACCGGAAAAGCTACCGGACGAGATAATATCCGTCGAGCTTAAAGAGAAGTCTCTATATAAGAGGCTACTTAACGATAGCGCGATATTAGAGTATGAGATTTTAGCGGAAAACCCGCTCTCGAGACTAATTAAGCTCCGGCAACTATGCGCGGGACATATTAAGACCGAGGACGGCTTAATCGAGACTAAGACCGAAAAGCTCGATATCCTTAAGGAGATTATAGAAAGCTACGAGGACGATAAAAAGCTCGTCATATTTGCTGAGTTTAAATACTCGATAAGTAAGATATCCGAGTTACTTGAAAAACTAAAGATAAAATATGTAGTATTAGACGGCGATCAAAAGAATAAGAAGATTTGGAGGAAATTCCAAGAGGATAGTAAGATCCGCGTTATTGTGTGTCAGTATCAAACGGCTAACGCCGGGATAGACTTATACGCGAGCGATACTATAATCTACTACGAGCCGACTTTAAGGTCTCAGATACTAGAGCAAAGTCGAGACCGTATACATAGGACGGGACAAGTAAATAAATGTAGTTATATACATTTACTAACTAAAGGGACTATCGAGGAGCGTATATATAAAGCTCTAGCGGGTTACTCGGATTTTAGCGACAAGTTATTTATAGAATACTTTAACGAGTATCGTCGGAGTTATACTAAGTAGGAGGTCGATAATGAGATTTAATAATAATTGTCATTGTAGAAAATGTGGATTACAAGTAGATTATAAAAATCGGATAAAGGTTACGACCTGGGAGTTTGTTAAAGATCCTCAATGTAGCGGATCACTAGGTAAGACTATCGAGGGATTTAGCTTATGTAGAGATTGCTTTAAGGATTTTAAACATTATTACGATAATTTTTTTTAATCGAGTGTCCGAAATTTCGGACAGATAGGAGGCTATAATATGAAATATTGTACTATGTGCGGTTGTCATATGGACGATAAGCACGAGGGGGACATATGCGAGTGTTGTTATGATGATATTTACGAGAGTGATCCAGGCGAGGAGGTCGAGGATTGAAAATATATATCTACGATATAGAGGTCCTAAAGTACGATTGGATCGTAGTCGCGAAAAATATCGAGACTAAAACCTATACAGTAATACATAACGATAACTACCATTTACGAGAGTTTATATCTCAATCGGATATTATACTCGGAGGCTTTAATAATAAGCATTACGACGACTATATCGTTACTACTATGATATACGGAGGCTCTAACGTCGAGGTTAAAAAACATAACGACCATATTTTAAGCGGTCACGCTCCCTGGGATTATCCATTTATACAAGGTAAGAAAAAGCCGTTTAAATCGTTCGACCTTAAGGACGATATCGCGGATCCAGGTATAAGCCTTAAGGCGATAGAGGGTAATCTTAAACTCCCTATAGTAGAGAGTAGTATCTCATTCGATATTGATAGACCACTTACTCCGGAGGAGTTGGAGGAGATTATTAAATATTGTAAGTACGACGTAGACTCGACCGAGAGGCTATATTACGAGCGTAAAGAGGATTATATCGACGCTAAGATATTAGTCGGAGATATGTACGGAGTAGCTCCGGAGGAGGCGATAGGATTAACTAACGCTAAACTATCCGCTCGAGTCCTGGAGGCTGAGTATGTAGAGCGTAACGACGAGAGAGATTACGTTATCCCGGAAAATATCGACGTTAATAAGATACCTAAGATTGTATTAGATTTTTTTCTACAAATACAAGATAAATCCATTCCGGACGCTAAATTATTCGGCGCCGGTAAAGGCTCTAAGGGTATGACGTTAAAGTTATGGATTAAAACGGCTTACGGCTCTTGTCCGGTTACGTTCGCTTGGGGAGGCGTTCACGGCGCTAAACCTTGCGTAATCGTAGAGGAGACCGAGACTCGAGTTATCCGTAATAAGGACGTCGGATCTCTTTATCCTAACTCTATGATAAATTTCGGATATTGTTCTCGTAGTATGAAAGATCCGGAGGCTTACGTTAAGTTAGTACGAAAGAGACTAGGTTATAAAAAAGCCGGAGACAAGTTAAGAGCTAACGCCTTAAAGTTAGTAGTAAATACGGTTTATGGAGCTATGTTAAATCTCTTTAACGCTCTCGCGGATCGTTGGGCGGGACGCTCGGTATGTATATCTAATCAGTTGGCTATGATGATGTTAATTACATTACTCGCGGAGCATTGTAAGACAATCGATTTCGTTAATATAAATACCGACGGTATTATGTATACGATTGATAAGAGCGAGGACGAGTTAGCTAATCAAATAGTCGCAACTTGGTGTGAGATTACAAAATTTGAAATGGAGGACGACGACTTTACTAAGGTAATCCAAAAGGACGTAAATAACTATATAGGTATCAAGTCCGACGGATCCTTTAAAACTAAAGGCGGTTACGTCTCTCTATATGAGGGCGGTAATTTTAAGACCAATAGTTTACAGATAATCCATAAAGCTATAGTCGATTACTTAGTCCAGGGGATACCTCCGGAAAAGACTATTAACGATTGTAAAGACATTTTCGCTTTTCAACAAATAGTTAAGACGGGCGGTACTTATGAGGGATCTTATCAGTACATAAACGGCGAGAGGGTACCTATTCAAAAGGTTAACAGAATTTACGCCGTAAAGGATACTAAATACGGTCAAGTTGTCAAGGGTAAATGGATTACAGAGAAAAGACGTAAGGACAAAGCTACCGGAAAAATGATAAGCGAGCCGGTCGATCCTCCGGTATGGAGTGAGACCGTTATAAGCGAATGTTCGGAGCATTGTTTTATTGATAACGAGAATACTCTCAAGGTAGAGAATCTCGATAAAGATTACTATATCGATATGGCTAAGAAACGTATCGACAAATATATAAATCTCGATCCAAAGGTCGAGAGAGAACTAAATAAAATTAAGGAGGTAGTAGAGATTATGGCTACTAAAAAAGTAACAGTTGTAGAGGTACCGGAGTTAACCGAGGAGGCTAAAAAGGTTAGAGACCTTAATATCTCTAGTAAGTTATTACTTGCGAGAAAGTTATTCCTTAACTCCGGAGTAAAAAAGACGGGTATTAACCGTTACGCGGAATTTAAGTATTTTACTCTCGAGGATATTATCCCGGTTAAACAGAGTATTTTTGAGGAGATAGGTCTAGTAGACGTTATTACATTTACGCCGGAGCTAGGTACTCTTACTCTACTTAATGTAGATAAGCCGGCGGAGTCTATTATGTTTTCTAGTCCACTCGCTGAGGACGAGTCTCTTATTAAGAATCCTATCCAAAAGCTCGGCGCGGTCGAGACATACGTTAGACGTTATTTATATATGCTTATGTTGGATATCGTCGAGGCGGATACAGTAGACGCGATTAGCGACAAGCCGGAGACTAAAACAGAGACTAAGAAGTCTAACAAGCCGGCTACTCCGGAAAAACGCGAGGAGGTCAAGAAAGAGCTTATTGACGAGGGCGGAGAGGCTACAGACGTCCAGGTTAAGAGTATTAAGAACGGTCTCAAAAAATTGAGAGACAAGGGCGATAGTTACGAGCCTTATATTAAGGATATCGTAGGTAAGATTAAAGCCGGACTTAAGAAGTCCGAGGCGGAGGAGATTCTTATCGAGATAGGTAAGAAAATCGAGGAGTAGAGTTATGGTAGGTAAGACAGTATATACCGTTAACGCTAATACGGATTTAGTAGATACCTGGAGTTGTATCGGAGTTATAAATAATAAAAACGGTACTCTTTCTCTTATCCTGGAGAGAGGTACACAACATACGGTACTACCGGAAAAGTGCGTTTTTCTTGACAAGAAAACGGCGTTAATCGTAGCGGAAAAATACAAAACAAAGTAACTATATTTTTTTAACCTAGTATCCGAAATATCGGATACGGGTTAACGCAATATCAAAAGGAGGCTATATGGAATTTTTAAAAGATAATAGGGTTAAGGTTGATCCTCCTAAAAAGCCTAAAAAATTAACGGCAACTCGATTCGCTACTATTCTAGGTCTCAACGCTTGGAGTACACCTTTTAGCGCTTGGTGTGAGATTACTCGTACTTACGAGGCTCCATTCGAGGACAGTATCTACACAATAGCCGGTAAGGTTATCGAGCCTAAAGTTATTAACTATCTTAATAACGTTATGTTTATGGATATTAAGAGTCCTACCGACGTATACGGTCCCGACTATTTTAAAAAGACTTGGGGGGACTTTTTCCCGGATCAAAAAGAATTAGGCGGAATGTGGGACGCGTTAGGCGACGATTTCGTAGTCGAGATTAAGACCACAAAGCGCGCGGAGGATTGGGCGATAGACGTACCGATTTACTACAAGCTCCAGGCGTGTCTATACGCTTACTTACTCGGATTCGATAATGTAATAGTTACGGCTAGTTTTTTAGTAGATAAGGATTACGCTAATCCGGAGGCGTTCGAGCCTAGTTATAAGAATACTAAGATATACGAGTTTAAGCTCTCCGAGGCGTTTCCTACTTTCGAGGAGACATACGTTAAGCCGGCTCTTAAGTTTTGGCGAGACCACGTCGAGACCGGTATCTCTCCGGAGTTTGACGAAAAGAGAGACGCGGAGATCCTTAAGGTACTCCGTAAGAATACGGTCGAGGTTGAGGATAAGGATATCGACAAGCTAATCAAAGAGGCGGACAGGCTCCAGGCGAGCATAGACTTAGCCGAGGCAAAGCTCGAAGATAAAAAGGCGCGTCTTAAGGAGCTAGACGGAGAGATTAAAAAGTATATGTCCGGACAGTTTAGAGACGGAGATAAAAAGGTCGAGATCTCCGGATCTAAGTATACGTGGACTCTTACTAAGTCTGAGCGTAAGAGCTTAGACGCTCAAAAGGTTAAGGACGTACTATTTAGTAACAATATAGACGATAGCCTAGTCTATAAGACTAGCGAGGTTATGACGCTTAAAAAGTCGATTATCGAGGAGGTGTAATTATGAATATTAGTCGAGTGTTTGAACGACCTTGTAAATTGATAACCAATGACGGACACGAATTATTTTTACAAGTCGAAGAATTAAATTTGGATCCTTGTCGGTTGCCGACAATAACCGGTCATTTTTTGAAATCGCTTTTCGAGTTAACGTATGTGAAAAAAGACTCTCCTATTAAAAAGGTTATCTTTAACGATCCGGCTACTATCGTAATATGGAGCGATAATACTAAGACGGTCGTTAAGTGTCAACCTGGAGATACATACTCTAAGGAGTTAGGTCTCGCTATGTGTATTAGTAAAAAGTATCTCGGTAACAAGGGTAATTTTAACGAGATTTTTAAAAAGTATATTAAGGAGGATTAAATCTATGAAAAGAGCATTGTTAAGAGGGGTAGCTCGTAATCGTATGAAAAAAGCCGGTATAGTCCAGGCTTGCAAGGATAAGGGTACCGGTAGTTATTTCTCTAAGCATTGGAGAGAATTTGTAAGTTAGGAGGTATCGCGTGAAAATTGATATAGATAATTATTCAATCAATACGGACTCTATACCTAACGTATATATTACGGAGCGTAAGATTAACGAAAAGACCGGTAAGGAGTACGAGGCTCGAGTTAGTGGTTATCATCACTCGCTAAGAGACGCGCTCAAGTCAATGTTAGAGCGTAAGGTTTACGGTAGCGATGTTACTAATGTTACCGAGGCTATTAACAAGATAGACAACGCCTTAAATGACGCGTTGAAAATATTAAGTAAAGAAAAGGAGATATAAGATTATGGCAAAGATCAAATTAACAGAGGGCGGATTTTCACTAATTCCGGAGGGTACTACTACCTTTAAAATAGTAGGCGTTGAATATAAAGAGGATTTCGGTAAAATGACGGTCGATATGCAGACTAAGAGCGGAGCTAAGCATACCGAGAGATTCGCTCTTTTAAAGAAAGACGGAGAGGTTAACGAGGGCGCTCTCAAGGCGTTTAGTTATTTCGCTAAGACGGCTCTCAATAACTACAATCTCGACGAGATAGACGATCAAGCTATAGTAGGTTGTTATATTACCGCTACAGTTAAGCACGAGGAATATGATTACGTTAACGACAAGGGCGAGCATAAGACCGGTAAGAGTGCTAGACTTAGCGACTACGCGGTAGCCGTTGGATTTGGCTCGGAAAAAGTGAACGACGACGGATTTAAGTCTATTAAGGACGAGATCGAGGACGACGACCTCGACGACTTTTTAAATGACTAAGCCGGAGACCAAACTCCAGGAAAAAGCGATTAAATATCTTAAGGCTAATAAGATATATCATATTAACCAATTCGGCAACGGTTGGAGCGCTAAGGGCGCTCCCGACCTTGTCGTATGTATTAACGGTCGTTTCGTAGCGTTCGAGCTTAAAGTAGGGGAGAACGACCTACAAGACGACCAAAAGATACATAGATTAAGGATTAAAAGGTCCGGCGGATTACATTACTCGCCGTATACCCTGGAGGAATTTATAGAAATAGTGGAGGGTTTGAAAAATGAGTAAAACTAAGGACGAGCGTATAAAAGAGTATTTAGATTTTATGAGCTATTTAAAACCTATTTATCCTATCGACGTTAATACTCTCGACGATATGGGATTTTTTACGGCTCCGGCGTCTACTAAGTATCACGGATCCTATGAGGGCGGATTATTCGACCACTCTCTCGAGGTTGCTAAGAGCTTAGTAGATTTAACTAATAAATTAGGTTTAAAGTGGAATACTCCCGGATCGCCGTATATTGTCGGTATGTTTCACGACTTATGCAAGGTCGACAATTATATCTATGATATTGAGACCGGTAAGTATAAATATAATCCGGATATTATTATCCCAGGACACGGCGAAAAGTCCGTAATTATGCTACAAAAACACATAAATATAACCGACGAGGAGATAGCTTGTATCCGTTGGCATATGGGAGCATATGAGACAGATACTAAGTTATGGGAGTATTACGGTCGAGCTATCGAGATATATCCTAACGTCCTCTTTACTCATACGGCGGATATGATAGCTAGTAAGATTGTAGGGGTGTGACATATGGGCGATAGAAAGAACGATTTAAGATTTAACGGCTCCGGATATTACGACCCTACGCCTTACGAGGCTATTAAGCATATATCCGAGCGAGAGAAACTCTCCGGTAGAGTTGTAAGGACTTTACAGAATGTCGCGCATTTAGCCGGATTCGAGATAGTCGGTCGTATTCAGTTAAGAGACAAAGAGAGCGGAGAGATCTATAAGTAAGGAGGTTATATATGATATTAGGAGTTTATCCGGATTATAAAAAATGTAAAGAATTTAAGATCGACGGTAGTATCGGTAAATGTATGGTTTGTAATAACGATATTTGTCCTAAACGTAAGAAGTTAAATATAAACGACTCGGTAAATCGTCCGGCTCACTATACCGACGGTAAGATCGAGGTTATAGAGTTTATCGAGGATAAGCGCCTCGGATTTTGCTTAGGTAATGTCGTTAAGTATGTAGCAAGAGCCGGTAAAAAGGATCCTACGAAAGAGGTTGAGGATCTTAAAAAGGCTAAATGGTACCTAGAGAGACGTATTAAGGAGTTAGAGGAGGCGAGAGTATGATTAAGTTTGAACATACCGAGGTTATGAATTTCGAGGGAGCTATTAGAGGTATGAGGAATCCGCTTAACTCTTGGGATAAGTCGGATAGTTTTAAATGCAACGGAGAGGGTTGTTATTACGAGAGTTGTCCTTTTTGGTATCAACCGGCGGAGAGTCCAGGTTTTTGTGAAAACGAGGACGGTTTAGATTTTATAATCGGGGAAAACGACCTCGACCTTATGAGACGACTCGTTAAAGCCGGTCCGGATCATAGAAAATTTATGAGACAAATTCTCGTAAGCGTGGATATAACCGCTCCGCTTTATTGGTGGAAAGAGTTTGATACTTATAAGGTCGGTACCGTTGCTAACTCTTGCTCAACTATGCACAAGATACACGAGAAAAAGTTTACTCTCGAGGATTTCTCTTATGAGCATTTAAACGACGATAATATCGGATTATTAGACGAGGTTATTACTAGATTAAATAGTTGTAGAAAGTTATTTATTCGTACTAAAGATAAAACTCATTGGTGGCAAATGATCCAATTACTCCCGTCCTCTTATAATCAGAGACGGACGATTACTCTTAACTATGAGACTCTTTATAATATCTACGGCTCCAGGCGTAACCACAAGCTCGACGAGTGGAGAGTAGGCTTTATGAATTGGATTGACTCTCTACCATACGCGGAGGATTTACTTATAGATAGGAGGTAGTTATATGAGTAAAGTAAACGGTAGGCTCGTAACGTGTGATCGTTGCGGGGTCGAGGTCTTTAATAAGCATATCAAGGACGAACATACCGACGGGGGATATACTAGCTACAATGTTTTCGAGCAACTCCCGGAGGGTTGGAAAACTTATTTAGAATTAAGCGCGGATTTATGTCCTACTTGCTCCGACGCTTGGTTAAGGATAAAGGCTCAATTTATGGAGGAGGCGTAATAATGCAATACATAATTTTAGACGGAAAGACTCCGACTCATAGCTTTAAGGACGGAGTAGGCGCTAAGACCTGGGACGAGGTTAAGGATTTCGACGACGTAGCGGTTATAGTCCCTAAAGGTTATATCGTACTCGATTTCGACACGACCTCCGACGCTGAGATTATGCTTAGAATAGTCGAGGGTATGGACCTTAAATGTAGAGTAATGAAAACTACTCGCGGTATACATTGTTGGTTTAAGACCTCCGAGGAGGAGCCTAAAAACTTTATAAAGAATCGTCTCGCGGTCGGTATCTATTCAGACCGTAAAGCCGGGGGACGTAACGCCTACGTTAAGATTAAGCAAGACGGACACGCTAGAGAGTGGATCCGTAAGATTAAAGCCTCAGAGATACAAGAGGTCCCTAAGTGGTTATCTCCTATCTCTAATCCCTCTAATAAATTCTTATTTAAGGATATGGGCGAGGGATCCGGACGTAATCAAGAGCTTTTTAATTATATAGTTTATTTACAGACTAAAGGATTTAATAAGGACGAGATTAAAGAGACTATCCAGGTTATTAACGAGTACGTTTTCGCGGAGCCTCTCGACGAGTACGAGATATCTACTATATGTAGAGACGAGGCTTTTAAGCCGGACGACGTAATCGCCGAGCAAGTAGCACAAGCGGAAAAACGCGCCGGATTTAATCACGTAGAAATAGCCGAGGAGCTTATTAAGGAACATAACTTAATTAACTATCATAATCGTATATATGAGTATTTAGACGGTTATTATCAACCTTGTAACGACTTAGGTAAGTATATCCGTCAAAAGGTGTACGCGATTAAGAATAATCAGCGTAACGAGATAGTCTCTTATATATCAGATATGGAGAAGATACCGAGCGGTAGTATTAAAGTAGATCCGTACGTTATCAATTTCAAAAATACAAGATTTAATATCTTAACCGGCGAGTGTTTACCGTTTGATCCGGAGATTATAGATTTTATACAAATACCGGTAACTTACGACCCGTCCGCTTATTGCGCCGACCTGGATAAAATGTTAAACCGAGTATTTTTAGGAGATAGAGAGGTTATTAACTTATTCGAGGAAATGATAGGCGCCGGACTTATTAAACATAGTCGCTATCAAAAAGCCTTTATGTTATACGGCTCCGGGTCCAATGGTAAGAGTACCGTCCTAGACGTCGTTAGGAAGTTAGTCGGTAAAATGAATTACTCAGCGATACCGCTCGAAAAGGTAACGGAGAGATTTAGTCCGGCGGAGCTTGAAAACAAGTTATTTAATATCGGCGACGACGTGGATAACGTTACTCTTAAGGATACCGGTACTTTAAAAAAGCTATTCGCCGGTAATGCGATTAGCGTCGAGAGAAAAGGCGAGAATCCATACACGATAGAGCCTTACGCGACCCATATATATAGTTGTAACTCTATTCCTCGCTCGTTCGATAAGTCGGACGGATTCTATAGGCGTTGGTTGTTTATTCCGTTTAACGCTAAATTCTCGAGCGCGGACCCGGACTACGATCCACTTATCGAGGATAAGATATCGACGGATACGGCGCTCTCTTATTTATTGAATATTGCGATAAGAGGCGCTCAGAGACTTATTAAAAGAGGTCAGTTTACCGAGCCGGATAGTGTTAAGAAAGCTCTCGAGGAGTATAAGGCGGATAACTCTAATACGTTATCTTGGATAGAGGATAAAGGTCTCGACGAGGACTATTTCCTCGATAACTCGACGGATAAGCTATACTCCGATTTTACGGATTGGTGTAGGCTCTCCGGAATCAAGAGCGGTAATATTACCGGTAAAAAGACATTTTACAAAGAGGTTATATATAAATATGATTTCGAGGATAAGCCTAAGCAAAAGTCGGACGGTAAGAGGTACTTTATGTTGAAGATTTAGGAGGATTGATAATATGACAGTAGGCGAGTTAATAACAAAACTAAAAGGATTTGATTCCGATAAGACGGTTTATATTTTAGAACCGAGCGAGAATCCTATCGGCGGAGGAGCGGGTATAAATAACATTTTCGAGATAGGCGGGTCGAATGAAACAATGGATAATGCGATTTATATAATGGAGGATTAAATATGTGCGATTTATATTGTAAATGTAGCGTATGCGGAGCAGATAAAAACGAATGTCAAGAAATGGGCGACGGCTCTCCATTCTGTAGCGGTTTTGTTTGTACCGTAGACGATTGTAAACGTAATGAGTGTATCAGTTACGAGGAACTATACGACGTATATAATCCGTAAGAGAGGAGGGGTTATATGGATAGTGATAGTAAGATAGTCGATAGCTTTTCTATGAATGTTGACTATAATCCTCTCGGATATGAGCCGATTTCGGATTTTATGAATAAAGTAAAAAAGGAGATTGAAAGGATCGAGGCGGAGCAAGAGCGAGCGTTAATAAAATCTCTTAAGGATAAGACTCTTTTAGTAAGTAGTCCGTTAATTAAGGCTCAATTAGAGGAGGATTATCGCTTTAAGAATACAACTATAATTTATAGTCCGTATGTTGCTCCGGGAAATATGTTTTTAATAAATCGAGTAGCTTTATATTAAGGGAGGTCGTCAATGGCTAGGAGTGAGAAATGTTTAGAGTGTAAATACTGTAGACCGTTCGATCGGAGCGGGAATTTACAAGATTGGCGTAACGCCTGGAGTTGCGATTATATGATTATGACGGGCAAGCGTGAGGATAAAGGCTCCGATCCGAATATGTGTCGATTATTCGAGAAAAAGGAGGCGGAATAAATGAATTGTCCCGTATGCGGAGAAAATACCCGCGTTATGGATTGTCGCGCCGATTGTGAGAGCGTTTATCGTAGGCGTAAATGTAAAGAGTGCAATTATTTATTTTACACAACGGAGAGTGAATCGGACGGAGCTTATCTTAAAGAGATTAGTAACGAGATAGCTAGACAAAGGAGGAAAAATAAAAAGTGACATTATTTTATATTGGAGTAACTATAGGCTTTTTAGTTGGCGCTTTAGTCGGAGCGGTATTAGTTGCGGAGAGGATAAGTTCAAGATTTAAGCATAACAAAAACTATAACAAAAACTATAACAAAAACGACTAAATAACAAAAAATTCTATGTATGAAATTTTTATAAAATTTTGTAGCATAACAAAAACTCGAAAAAAATAACAAAAAAACGGCTTAAAAAAAGTTTTTGTTATAGTTTTTGTTATGACTCAAACCCGCATAAATACTAGGTTTTTTACTGTTATATAACATAAACTATATTTTTTTCTTATATCTTAAGAAATATTATAATAATAGTATATATAATATATAAAAATAAAATATATATAGAATTGCGAAAAATTTTGAGTTTTTGTTATACCTTAAGATCGGAGGTATAAAATGGACGATTTAGACCTGGAGTTAGATCGTAAAAAAAGATACTTAAAACGCTATAAAAAAAATCTAGCTCTTATTAGACGTCTAAAAAATAAGATTGCTAATTTAGAGTCCCGAATCGAGTCTCTTAATTCTCCGACTTTGTCGGATATGCCTAAAGGCGGTATCCTTGTTACTAAGGAGGATCTAGTAGACGACAAGCTCGAGACATTAGATCGTATTAAAAGGTTAACCGCTCGAGGCAAAAGACTTAAGGCGGATATCCTGGAGAAGATAGACGAGCTAGAGGATATAAGATACGCCGAGATTGCGGAGAGTTTCTTTATTGAGTGTATGAGTTTTGAGGAGATCGCTAGTAGTATGGATTATAGTACCCGTCACGTTATACATTTATACAATGAGGCGGTTAATGCTATCGAGATAGAATAACACTAAAAGCTCACTAATATATCAGTAAAATATCACTAAAATATCAGTTACATATCCGGGTTAATGGTGTTAATATGATAGCGTGGACGATTGAGAGATCGGACACATACTTATAGCCTCCTAAGGATAGCGGGCAGAGAGGGCGCTTTATTGGGCGCTCTTTTTGTTTGCTATCCGGCTATGTGTGATAAGGGGGATATATTATGTTATTAAAAGCGTGTAATCGTTGCGGTAAGCTAATACAATACGGGGGCGTATACTGTGGGGTATGTGGTCCGGTAGTAGAAAAGGAGAGAGAGGCTAGACGCCTCGAGACTACTAAGGCTAGTAACAGACGCTACAATAAGACAAGGGATCCTAAGTATGGTAGATTCTATAACTCGGGGGAGTGGAGGGTACTATCTCGTAAGAGACTCCAGGACGACGGTTATCGTTGCGTTAAGTGTGGAGCTATCGCGTCAGAAGTAGACCATATTAAACCTATTCAGACTCCGGACGGTTGGGAGCTGAGGCTATCGCTTGACAATCTACAATCATTATGTATTGATTGCCACAATGAAAAGCACGAACGATTTAAACGGAGACTCGATTACATAAAAGGAAATAGAAAGTAATATTTTCGATATGCCCGTAGGAGCGCGTAGGAGGCTCATAGAGCGACGATTTGATTTACCCTTATAAAGTATCGATTTACGCAATTTCGGAAACGTATAAGGCGATAACGAACGCGTAGCGGTATTACCGTAGGGGTGGGTTAAAAAGTTTTTAACTTTCGGAGGGTAACGGTACGGGTGGTCTGTTCTGTAGAAATATTTCCCCACGAAAAAGTTTAAGGTAGATTTAACTATGAATTTTAAGATTTGCTCTAAGTGTAAAATAGAAAAACCGATAGAATGTTTTCAACCGGATAAATCTAAAAAAAGCGGTTATAAAAGCCAGTGTAAGGAGTGTATAAAGAATAATCCCCGACGGGCGGAATACTTTAAAGACTATCGGGAAAACCACAAAGATTATTATAAAGAAAAACACGCGGAATATCGCGCTCGAAATCGTGAATATCTCCGCGATTTATCGAAAAAACGGAGAGAAGATAATCCGGATTTGACAAAAATTTATTATCAGAAGAACCGCGACCGGATTTTACAATATTGTCACGAACGCAATCAAACAGACCGTGGTCGAGAAATGAAAGCTCGATACAGAAGATCCGAAAAAGGTAAAGGTTATAAGACCGCTTATCGAGCGCGGAGACGCTCCTCCGGTCGAGTGGGCGATCGAGATATCACTCTCGAGAAACTCTATAACCGGGACGGCGGTATTTGTGCGTTATGTGGTAAGCCTTGCGATTACGAGGATTACATTTTCCAGGGCGCGGTATTTATTGCCGGTAACGATTACCCGAGTATCGATCATATCGAGCCTTTAAGTAAGGGCGGATCTCATACCTGGAATAACGTACAGTTAGCTCATAAGATTTGCAATAGCAAAAAATCAAATAGAGATTTTTAAGATTTTACTTTCTTATTTGAGATTCTTATTTGAAATTTTAAGTTTCTAAACGAAAGTTAAAAATAGATTTAACTAGGCGCTCGAGGGCGTCTTTTTTAATATCAAAAATTACTAAGGAGGTACGTAATGAGTAATATAAAAGTACAATGTATCGACCAGGCGATCGGATTCCTTAATACTCCGGTTATCTCGTCCGGTAATGTAAATTACGATACGATCACTTTCGATTTTTGCTCTAAGTGGGACGGTTATACTAAGACCGCTATCTTTTACCGGACTAAGGACGAGGTATATTATCAGATTCTCGAAAATGATAGTTGTCTCATTCCTAACGAGGTCCTTAGAGAAAAGGGAGTTATCTATATCGGCGTTTTTGGTGTCCTGGGCGATAAGACTATTACCTCCCAGGTATTGAGATACCGGATCGACGAGGGCGCGGTTACCGAGGACTTAAAGCCGGCGGATCCGACTCCGGATATTTACTCTCAGATTATCGCTTTATGTACTCAGATCCGGACCGAGCAGACCGATTTTATTAACTCGTGGAATAAAACGGTAGCGGATACCCGGGACGATATGATTAAGGAAGTCGAGGATATTATTAAAAACGAGAATATCGGGGACGCTCACACTCTCGGAGGTAAAAGTCCGAGTGAGTATGTAACCGGTACAAACGGAATATTTCTTGATGGCGAAACCATTTTATCTTGGGCAAATAATCCAAACGGACAGTATAAAAAGACGATAACAAATGGTTATGCTTTTCCGAGTGACGCGCCCGTACTAGCAGAGGGTTTTTGCGAATTATCTACAGATACACAAGGCAGAAAGCAAGTTATTTTTACTACGTTTAATACGTCGGGTAAATATTTACAGTATGCGCGGAGTATTTTTAACAACGCTTGGTTAAACGAATGGTGGAGTACCGCAGACGGTGGCAATGCCGAAAAGTTAGGTGGCAAGGGTGCGAGTGAGTATATTGCTAAAGACAGTGGCGGAATAGTAACAACAGGAAACGATACACCGATTACGGTAAATAGCACGCACATTAATGACGAGGTGTATATAGGGTATCAGAAACACGGTGCTAATGTCGGGTGGATAGGATTTAAATACGGAAAAGCACACATTTTTGGTGTTGGCGACATTGCCACCACCGCAGACCTTGCGAATTATCTGCCTTTGAGTGGGGGAGGAATTGTAGAAGCACAGACACCGCACCCTTTTGGAATAAAAAATTCACTTACCGCTGAAAGTTGCTATGTGAATTTTAACAGTAAAGACGGTTTACTCGGCTATTTGGGATTTTATTGGGATAAACCAGTTTATATAGACGGTGCTACTTCCTCTTTAAGATATTTACTCCATGAGGGCAACGTAGGCGATTATGCTATGCCTAAGAGCGGAGGTAGCCTTAACGGAAATCTATCGATAAATGGTATTAGCGATACACCGTTACACGTAAATGCTAACTCGGGTTATGACGAAACCTATATCGGTTATTTGGTTGGCAGTACACCGAAAGGATATATCGGTTTTAAAAATGGAAATGCTCACATTTATCAGAAAGGCGATATCCTCCACACTGGAAACTCCTCTCCGATCGTACCGGTTAACGTAGATCCAGGAGTCGGAGCGAGTGTTACTTATGCGGACGGTACCGTTTTATTTGTTTACGAGGAGGAATAGTTATGGCTCGAGGTTATGTTTCGAAAAACGGTAAAGCGTGTAACGGAAAAAAAGCCTATCTCGTAAAAGGAAACCTCACGTATAAAGGTCGTAAAGCCTACGTAGTAAAGAACGGTAAAACTTGTTTATCCTGGTCCGGTACCGAGGCGGGCGAAATGATCGTAACCGAGTCCGGAGTTATTACTATCCCGAGCGGAGTTACTCTCGTAGATATCTTTTGTGTAGGTGGAGGAGGAGGCGCCGGCGGTTGGGCAGACGAAATCGATATCCTACCCTCCTATAGTAATTTTATTCGAGCCTACGGCGGAGGTGGAGGCGCGGGTTATACTTCTACCGAGTTAGACGTTCCGGTAACACCTGGAGAAATCTTAACCGTAACAATAGGAGCGGGTGGGAGAACCGGAAAGTCGTACTATCGATATCGAAATGTATACGATGGTACAACAACTTACGGAACTATCGATGGCGTAGCGGACGGAGGCTCCGGAGGTACTACCTCAGTAAAAAGAGGTACAGAAACTCTTTGTACCGCGGGCGGAGGTTGCGGAGGCGGTAAAGCGCTCCGAGAAAGTCCTTACGGTGGTAACGGGGGAGACGGGGGTTCCGGAGGTTGTGGCGGTGGTTATGAAAACGAGGACGTTATGAACTTGTCATATAACGGAGGCGTGGACGGCGGAGACGGAGATCCGGGTTATTCTACCGTAACCGGTGGATCCGGACAAGGATACACGACTCGCGCTTTCGAGGAGAGTACCGGTACACTCTACGCGAACGGCGGAGACGGCGGCTCCATGGCTCCGCAGAGCTTCACCTATGACGAGCCGCTGAAAGCCATTACCTCAAACGGT